AGAGCAATAACCCACCAATCTCAATGTTGTCTTTGTATCGACTATTTGGATCGGTCATCAACTGAAACTTTGGTTGTTCCTCAATTCCGACGGGCTCCCAGCCCTCGCGGAGTTTTCCGGAAACATTACGTGGATCTGCAGCATTAAGCGTCGATACACGCACCCATCTGTACTCGTAGCCAGGTTGCTTATCAGGTTCAGGCAGAAGTTCTGCGGGCATCCATTGTTGTGGACGTTGGACCATGACACGCTCTTCAAGCTCACGCGGTTTTCTGTTTTCGGCCATGATTAGGCTCCTAATTTAATTTTCTCTGCAGCAAATTGCTCAGGAGAAAGTTTGAACTTCTTTGCCAAGGCAAGCTCACCAGGGGTTAACTTGACTCGTTTTGCGGATGTACTCCGTGTAGCTGGTGCAACCACCGAGCTTTTTCGGCTAGGCCGATCTTCTTGTTCCTCCTGCTCTCCAAATTTCTCTGGAAAACGCTGGCGGATAGTTTGATTGATGCGATTGTAGTACTCCTGGGAAGAAACTCGCACCCCTTCTTTGCGGAGCTTTTCATGCAACCCCAAAGCCAGGCTGGTCATTTCTTCATCTTCACCAAACCAGGGGTTTTCTTGTTGCCAAGCTACCGCTGATGGATCTGCTGCAGGAGTATTAACAGCCTTTTGTGGAGTTTGTACCACATATTCTTCTTCCTGTACAGGAGCAGGTTTGAAGTTCTTAACCTTGTCAGCCTTCAAAGCAACCGCCGTCAAACGCTCCTGGGCCTCCATTACCTTATCGGTATCGCCGGAGTCATATGCCTCGCGGTATGCTTTCTTGGCCGCTTCCATTTCCATTTCAACGGCACGAGTGACGCTGGCAATGACATTGCTTTCGCTGTTTGAAAGATTGGATTTGAGTTTTTTATTCTCATCCATCAGGCGCTTGGCAAACTCAACCGCTTGGTTTTGTTCTCGTAGAGCAGCTTCTTTTTCACGGCGCTCATCATGCGCCAGTTTTTTCATCTGCAGGAGTTTCTTCTTCACCTTGGTGGAGTAGTCTTCCAGCTCATCGTTGTAAAGCTCTTCCTTGATCTTCTCAGGCAAGGGAGCTTTGTTACGGTCTTCCGGAGGAGTATCGTCTTCAATCTCAATGATGATTTCATCATCGAGCTTTTCATCATCTTTCTCATCCGGGAATTTAAATTCATCGAGTTTCATGTACGCTCCTTATTTGCGTTTAATGCCGCGCGGGTCTTCAACAACACCTTCGACTGAATCGTCGTTAATGATGCGGAATTCACGGTCATGGATTAAGAGCCGAGTACCAGCATGGGGGCGGACCAAAACAAAGTCGCCTTGCTTGCACCAGGGTCCAGTGGGGAACTTTTCAGTATCCTTGTAGCAGTCAGGTCCCAGGTCAACAACAAAGAGCACTGTGGTCAACAGTTCTTCATTTCGCATGGTTTCAGCCGCTTTAATCAAACCAATCTCACTGCCTTCAATTTCTTTCTCGGCTTCAGGGATAGCGCACAGGATGCGGTAACCACTTGGCTTTGGAAGTTGTTTGGCCTTCTCCTCTGCGGGCTTGTTCAGAATTTGAGACAAGTCCACAGCACTCACAAGATCCAAATTACTCATCGTCATCGTTTTTCAGTCTTTCCTGTAGGTCTGTGATGTATAAACGTGCGGTAAGCAGACCTTTAACCTCTCCGCACATCTTCTTGTACTCCGAATAATCCATCGCGTTGCCATCCGCGAGGCTTATCTGGAGTTGGGATACTTTGTCATTTATCTTTGAAAACAAATGATCCAGGTATTTGTCGATCATATTTGACCTTTGTACATACTAGCCATAAGGCGTTGACGTTCTCTTTCACTCTCTGCACGCACTTTTGCGCTGGCAATAGCTTCCGCTGAATGAACCTGCATCTGGGCATTGACAGATTCGGCCTGAATGCGGGCCATTTCCACTTCCTTCTTGTTCTGCAAACCCATACCATCCAACTGCTGCTGGCTGGCTTTGAGTTGCATCTCTTGCTGATCTTTTTGCTGCTTGCGTTGGATCTCAGCATTCTTGAGTTGTAGTTCTTGCTGTTGCAGTTGGACCAGTGGGTCTTGAGCCATCTGCTGGGCCTGCTGTTGCTGGGCCATAGCAGAGTTGGATTGGTTAACCTGCTGACCAGCTTGAGCCATGAGTTGTGATAGTTGGACCTCAACATCCTCTGGCAGCGGCTCGCCTGGTGGTGGAAGGGGAACGCCCATCTGCTGCTCGATCTGTTTGCGGTACTCAAATGCCAAGTGCTCAGCCTCATGCGCCATGAGCGCAGCCATGATTTGGTTGGCCTTTGGGTTCTGACCGATGGCCTGCATAACCATTGGGTCTTGTCGGAACATCTGGTGGACCGTCATGTGGGCCTTATGGTCCTGGGACATGAATGCCTTCATGGGCTTGCCGTTGAGCGCGTTCATGTTTTCGGTCACTGGGTCCACTGGCATTTCATCTTCTTCCAGCTTGACCAACTTCTCGGCGTTCTTAATGCCCAGTACATCCAGCATCTGGCGGTGCAACTGTGGCAGGTCGTAAATATCCGGAGCTTGTTGGGACAGTTGGATGACGGCCTGGTATTGGACGATCTTCTGCGCCATCGTGGCCGCGTTGGGATCCGACACAGGGATAACTGTAACAAGGTCATAGTCGGATTGCTTGGCCTTGGGGGATCCCTCCTCCGGCTCATAGCTGTACGTCGGAGGCGTATAGTCTCGGATGATGTCTCGCAGCAAGATCAGCTCTTGCTTGAAGGAGTAGTGGATACGCGCCTGAACGGCGGTCATCACCTTCAGGGTGCGCTCAAGGATAGCCAGGGTTGTACCAACTGGAGAGTTGGCTGACATATCGGCCACTTGGATATCGGCAGCGGAGGCGAATTTGCGGCCCTCGTCTACGATTTTGTCCAGCAGCATTGCCAGTACTTGGCTTGGCTCCTTGTATGGGAGAGCCATGATGTTGTCGGAAATCGTGCCGCTGGGTACGTCAACGTCGCGCCACTCAGATGGTCCAATAGGGGTATCGTCTCCCTTGATACGCAGGCCACGGGTTTTAAAGCCGCCAGGCAGATTTGCCAGCGTTCCGGCATCCACAAGCTGGCGCAGGATGGAGGTGCCTGACTTGGCAAAGGCTCCGACAAGGTGGATCAAGCCAAAGCAGTAGAAGCCAAAGCCAGGAACGTAGCCGTAATGCACAAAATGCTGGCGCTTGCTCTTGAGCTCGCCATCTTTTTCCCAGTTGCGCCTGATAGCCAAACACTTTTGACTTCCTTTTTCAATAGTCACAATGTATGGCAGCGCAATACCTGTTGGATCGCCGTGTTTGTCGGTATCTTCAAACCCTTCCAGGTCCAGGTTGACGTTGATCTCCAAGAGTTTGTAGCGGTCATCCGTCGTTGCACGGAAACCCATCTTCTCGGCAATCTTTTTCTCAACATCATCAAGGTTATTGTTGGGTTCACCCAGATCTATGTCGGCGTAGAAGCCATCCACCTGCAGTTTGCGGATTTCATTCTCCGTTTTCCGCATAACGTGGGTAATCCGGTCCGCAGTTTGCAGATCTGACGCGCCGTAAGGCACAACCAGGTCCTCGGCAGGGACAAAAGTGGAGGTTTGGCGGTCAAGACTGGGGTCAAAGTAGACTTTCTTGAAGGCATTACCAGCCAGGCCCAAGCCCCACAGCATACGCTCATGTTCAGGGCGGAACTCAGTCATCACATTAGTGAGCTGGTCATTCATATCAGCAGCCACCCGGGTAGCGGCCTGCTTTTTCTCAGGGGTTTCCTTGCCGATGATCTGGGTTTTGACTGGTCCAGCCGCAGGGAAGGTGCTCATCATCACCTCAGCCTGGAATTTCACAACGGCCTCTGACAAAAGCGGGTGGTAAACGCCGCAAGCCCCAATCCAGGGGTCGGCCCGCTCCTCAATCTTCATGCCCAATAGCTCAAGACCATCTACATAGGTCTGCATCCAGTCCTTGCGGGAGTTAACGTCATCGTCAAAATCCTCCAGCAGCTCCGAAACCAACTGGGTTACTACGCTTGGGTCCAACTCCTCGACCAGGTTGGCGTCAAAATCATTTTCAACACTACCAATTTTGATCTCAAGGTCGCCTATATGAATGTCAACTGACTCCGGATCCTCGATTTCAATCTCAATACCCTCTTCTTCGATGGGAGCGAGGGACTCCAAACCAAGGGGAGCGGAGGAAAGGGACTTTTCAATAGACATATATGTCCTTAGTAATAAGATGTTTTGCGCCGGAAGGATGGAAGCTCATCTTGTTCATCTGTAGCAAGCCGAATAAATCCACCTTTTCTGAAGCGGATTAGCGCCTGGGTAGCAGAGTCAACCAAGTCATCATGGTCTGAATTTGGAAATGCCGCCATCTCCTCGATTAATTCATCAGCCCAGCGTGTGGATGGAGCCCAAACTTTACCACTGGCAAATAGATCAGCCACAGAGTTAATACGCACCATCTTATCATTTCCCCGACTGGGCGTAAATTCTTGGACAGGTATGCCCATCGCCCGTAATTCAAATATCAGGGGCGCTCCTGAAGCCTTAGCCTCGACCACAAAAGCATCTGGCTCCCATTCTTTGTAATGGTTGAACGCTTTTTCTTTCAGCTCAGGGAACTCCATGCGCCTCTTAAATGCATCCAGCAGAATAATGTGCGCGTCCTCCGCATTCTCATTCATGTAGAACACGCCCCAGGTAGTGCAGGCGGAGTAGTCGGACCGCTCTGTCTTCAAGAAAGCCGTATCCCAGCTCTGGATAATGAACTCGCACCGTGGTGGGTCATCCTTCTCCCAGACCTTCCACCACTCGCGCTTGACAATAGCGCCCTCTTCAGAGGTTGGACTCTGTTGGTATTGGGCATTCCACTTCGCGGCTGGTAGTTCAGAGCGTAGCGCCTCCAGCTCCTCGAGTTTCCAAAACTCCGGCCATAAAGGTTTGTCGCTTGGCAGAATTGCAGGGAAGTCGATCACCTCCCATTCATCATTTCCGTCCTTATCCAGGGAGGACTGGATAATTCTGCCAGTCAGATCTCGCTTGGCCCAGCGGGTCATCACGACCACAATGGATCCGCCTGGCTGCAGACGCTGGCGGGGGCCGGATGTATACCACTCGTACACTTTGTCGAACACCGACGGGTCACCTGACGCAAGCGCAGCCTCCTGCTCAGAGTGCGGGTCATCGATGATCAGCAGGTCAGCACCCTTACCAGTTACAGTTCCGCCGACGCCGATAGCAAAGTACTCACCATCCTTATTCGTAGACCAACGGCCAGCAGCCTTACTGTCCTGGCGCAGATTTACGTTGGGGAAGATCTTTGAGTACTGCTCGCTGCCAACAAGGTTACGCACCTTCCGGCCAAAGCCAACAGCCAATTCAGCCGTATTTGAAGTCTGAATGATCTTCTTGTTAGGGAACTTGCCCAGGAACCAGGCCGGTAGCATGTAAGAAGCAAACTCGGACTTTGTGTGCCGGGGTGGCATATTGATAATCAAGCGTTTAATTTTTCCCGACGCAATGTCCTGGAACTTCTTTGCCATCACCTTATGGTGACGTCCATCAATAAAGCCCGGCCACATTGTGTGAACGAACTTCAAGAAGTCCTCCTGCGCCTCTTCTCGAAGAAGACTGGCCCGGTACTCGTCCAACTCCTCAAAGAACGCCTCCTGCTCGTTTGCAGGTAGAAGAGCAATGGCCTTACTCAGTGCATCAATGTTCATTTGCCGCAAGGGCCAAGAGCCGCAAAGTAGTCTTCATCAAGGATCACATCACCGTGTGTCTCTATCCACACATGCGCCCCACAGGACAATGGTTTGTCGGGTGAGTACATGATGGTACTGTCGCCCTTGATCCGGACAAAATGAGCGTATCGGTTGTCCTTATAGGTCTTCACAGTCAGAACAGGGTCATTAGCCCCAGTCTTCTTGTTGGACTTGATCACGTGCTGGTTCACATGGATGATGGTTTTCATATTTTCCTCATCGACAAATAGCTTGGCCGCACACTCCTGGCGCTTCTGGCCATACGCTTGCAAATCCCCAACTCACAGAGCTTCTTCACAATCCGATGAACATTCCCGCGCCCCTTATCACCGGTCTGGTACATGATGTCATCAATGGAAGGCCCATAGCCAAAGTTCTTCCAGTACTCATCTATAACAAGGAACACGGTCCTCTGCTTCTCAGTCATGTAGTACTCCTTTTTCTTTACCATATGTAGTAGTAGTGGATGTTTCATCTATCACTTTGTTACTGTTGAAAAAAATATACCCCCCACCCCATTTTTGTACAGAAACACAAGGGGGGGTGTTTCTCTATCACTTTGTTACAGTTGGTCGAAATCTTGGGGTTCGGATTCTTCCTGGGATTCTGCTGGTGATTGAATGTGTGGAATAGTATGTGTAGGTGAAGCATGCTCGGGCGGGTCGAATGTGGGCGGTACGGGTGCGGTGGGGTCGGCTGGGTCGGCCTTCTTGGCGCTTTTGATCTCTGCCAGCAGATCCAGTGCATCATCGACTGGCTGGTCTGTATCAACTGTTACAGTACGCAGCCTGTCCAGCAACCGAGCACGGATATCATCGCTACGGCTAACTGTGGTGATCTCTTTGCGCTCAACGAACGCGCCCACCTCGAACAAGGAGCCGAGAAGCTTCAGGCATTGGACCCTGCTGGCCGGTGGGAACTCATCATCGAGGGAGTGTTGGACTAGCTGCTGAACGAGCAGAGCCTTCAATTGTGCAGGGGTTCGGTGTTTCTCCGCCTCAATGGCCAGTTTGTAGG